AAACAACGAAGCATTTATGGGATTCGTTCCATGTGACAATGACAACCCATTCTCCGTCATCCCAATTCCTGCCAGAAACTAAAATTCTTACTGGTTTGTCTGTATAAACATGCTTAACGTGTAGATTGTGCTGCTTTAAACCAGCAGAAACATATCCCAAAGCAATTTTGGCGAAGGCATCACCGATTTCTAAAGGAGTAGTTCTGAAGTTAACTTCGATAGAATATCTAGTATTAGTTATAGTCTCATTTATTAACCACTCTTTGAAATCCATTTATTTTTCCTTTTAACCAATTTAAAAATTCTTTTTCATTATATTTATCACCTTTACTGAAGTTTTCTTTCCTTAATTTAAACATCAAATAATAAATAATTTTATGAAGACTTTTAAGGAATGGTTAGCTAAAAGAAATCTTTCTGAATTGAACAATATTGATCCACAAACCATGACTGGTATTTTTGGTGCAACAGCAGGGGCCGCGCAACAAACCAGCCCAGCTAGTGTTGCGGACGCTATTGCTAAGAAAAATGCGCCATTTACACTTGCTTTATTGCAAAATCCAGTAGCTCAGAAAATTCAAGCAGCAATAGATGCCAAGAATGCTAAGACAAACCAGGCTAAGAATACCGCCATGAACAGTACTGTTCCACCTAATATCGGTCAGACTTTATCGACTCAGGGTGGTGTTTAACAACAGCCTTTAACGCCACATTTATCTGGGGCCAAACAACACGTCTTCTTTGCTCCTAACACAAATAACAATCCTTTTGGCGTGACTTCTACATCTGCCAAAGGATATTGGGAGATATATTCGCTACCATATTCAATCTCTACAGGCAATTCTTCAAGATCAAATAGGGATTTACCTATCTTAATGATCTTTTCTAACTTATCTGTTTTTAGTCGATGGTCAAAATCATTGGCTGTCCAGACTTGCAATGTGCAATAACGTAATGACCGTTTAGTGCCACCACAATCTATAAAATCCTTATTTACTACACCAACTTCCGTAATATGGAAGTGTTCAGCAACAAAATCTCCGTTAGGGAGCATAATGTGCATTACAACATTCGAGTTACTTGATAATACGTTTACTAATTCTTTTAATTTCATGTTTGATTTTCCTTTAACCATATTTTAAAATCTTCTTTATCATAATCATCGTGTTTCTGATTATTTTCTCTTTGTGACAATGGCTGTAGATTGTTAATAGAGTAAAATTAGTCAAGGAAAATAAGTCCTAATCCATATTGATTAGACCTTGGGGACCGTCACCCCATCTGTAGATTAAATCTTCACGCCACTTTGTTATACCTTCTTTGCCTTCCTGAAGTAATGCTTGACCGTCTAATTGTAAACCACCACTCGGACCAGGCACATTATTATACTTGCCACGAACACGTCCTAACATTAACATCGCATGATAAAATGAGCCTTCAATCATAACTGTCGTAATACGTTTGAAGTCAGGTAATTTTGGCAAATAATGAACAATAACTGAATGACATACGCAAGGCGTTGGATATAATTTAATGTTACAATAGCCATCTACCCATTCCCAACCACCTAACTGACTTGCCAATCTATTATACATCTGTTCATACTGTTTGTATAATACCCATTCACCTGCGCGACCGTAAATAGGCGTGTTTGGGTCCATCAAACCGCCTTGAATGGACGAATAAGAACCGCCTGGGTAGTAATATTCTATAGGTAACACGCCGCCTAAGTCGGATGCGTTAAAGGTTACTTGTGGTTGTTTGCGATAATAAACTTGTCTAATAAAGCCAACATCGGGTGGCATGGTATAAACACTTTTGCCAGGTTGAGTGGCAAAGGTGTAATATGTGAAGTGTTCACGACCAGCAAACTCTTCATATTCCAATAATGCTAGTTCAACTGCGGCTTCAAGATTTTGTTCATCTAATTCTATTTTAATATTAGGCGCACCTAATCTTAATAGAACTAGGTCTTTCAATTGTTCGACGATTTTTTCACGATGGGGTCTTTTGCCTATTTTACCACAACCAACGGGATTAATATAACCACCAACACAACTGTTGCAGCACGAACTACTTCCTTGATTTGGACGATTTACAAACACAGTATTATTATTGCAGGACATAAATATATATATTGGTATAGAGAAGGAATTAAAGATGCAAGTAAATAAATTGTTAATAAGACCTCTTGATTTTGCTAATTTTTTCGAACAAGATTGGGGTAAATTCTATAGAAAAATCATTCTAGAAGCAAAAGATGCTGCGGATGATGCCGCAGAGAGTATGGGCGGTGGCGAAGTTCCAGGCGTACCATTACTTCCAGGCAGTCATACGGAAGATCAAAGGTATTTATCACAATTCCATCCTGACGTACAGGAACAGGCTTTAAAGAGAAGATATAACAGCGGTTTATTGGATGCTGGCGACTATTGGGATGCGCATGGAGACTATCCACCTGAAGATTGGAACCATGCGAAAGACGGTATTAGATTTAAAGTTCCAAAGAAGAAGGGTAGCAAAGTAGCTTATCGAGTTTATCTGTCCATAGACGGTAAACCGATTTATCTCGGGGATTCTGAATTGGTTAAGAGATTGAGTGCGCCTGCTAAATCTTCTGCGAATGACCATATGGTTCATCCAGAGAAATTCAAAGAAGGCCCAGGCTTAGGTGAAATGGACCCTAAAGACCCAGATTCAGTAGATAAATATTTAGAAGGTGGCCATCACGGTTTCTATGACTTTGATCTTAGCGGTGTTGTCAGACAAACAGACGCCATTATTGATAATATGTCTGACGAAGAAATTGTCGATTGGCTTAAAGGAACGTGGAAAAAGAAATGGGACGAAGCACCTAAAGATAAAGAAGGCAACAAGATATTGCCAGATGACCTTAAAAAAGAAATAAAAAAGGCAAGAGACGCAGCGAAAGCCGAACCTAATCACACAATGTCTGGTTATGAGGTAATGAAGAAAAACGTTGCTAATAGAATATTACCAAACTGGATTAAGGCGACTTCGCTTGGTTTATTGGGAGAAGTTCCAGATAAGGTTCCTGATCCTGTTACTGGAGTGGAAGTTCCAGTAATTAAGATGCCTCACGACCAGGCGGAAAAATACTTTAGTCAAATAGATTATTTACAAGCTGGATTTAATCCTTTAAGAACCAGATTAAGAGAGGACGATCCAAAGGATTTGGGTCCAGAAGGAACAAAACAATTTAAATTGAACAGGTATCATCATACACCAGAGAAGGTGGAGAACCTTGATGTATATGTTATCCCAAGAACAGTATCTTGGCGAGAAGAAGATGAAGATGGTAAGGTTCTCGGAAATAAGACTGAGACTTTCTATGTTCCTTATCTTCCAGACACAAAGACGGTTCCACAACTTGATACTGACGTTCAATTAACTGACGGTCAGAAAGCAATTTTGGCTCATAGAGAAGCGCCGAACCTTGTGCCGAAGGGTACTCCAGAAGAAATGGAGAAGAGATACAAGGAAATTCTGGAGGGACAGAATAAAGAAATGAAGGCAGCGGCACAAAGGGCGGCTAACATCAAGGACGTTACTCGTATTATCGACAATTGGGATTTATGGACTGATGCTCAAAAGAAACACTTTAAGGACAATGGCAGGACATTGCCAGAAGTTTCCAGGGCATATTGGGCAAAGGATAAGTCTGATGATTATTATTCTAATTTAAGTAACAACATGGCTACTTTGGGTCATTCTGTAAATAGACTCAGCATTAAACAAGGTTATTTGGGTATTCCAGAAGATAAGATGGAAGAGTTTAAGCACAAATATCTTGGTTTAATGTCTGGAGAGGCAAAAGAAGCCATAGACAAGTGGGTTGCAGTGCATAAGAAGGGCAAGGGGTTGTATCCAATTCCTATGGGTGTTGTAGATACATTAGATGAAGTTTCCGAACACATCATCGTTATTTCATCTTACTTCTTATTAACTTGGTTGAATGATCCTATGCTTGGTATCTTTGATAAAGACCCGAAATATGGATTAACTTCCGAAAAGAGAACTACTGAAGCGAAGGCGAGAACGCTTAGAAGCTACAAGGTGTTCTGGATGATGGAAACATTGTCACAGGCGGCACTTATGGATTGGCCAAGTCGTCGCGCTAGAGAAAAGCTTAATGCTCTTTGGGATAGTGTTGATAGAGGTATCAGCAGTGGCGAAGGCAAAAGTACAACGGTTGGCGCAAGTCAGGCGGGTGGAAGTAAAGAAGAGTTGGAAGCTAAGTTAAAGAACATGCGTTATAGTCATAGTTCTAGAAGAGGTGTAAGGACTCCAGGCACGGACGTTGCTAGAACTGGTTGGAAGATTAGTGTTGCAGGCACAGAAGCGCGTGTTGAAGAGTTTATGCACACAATTCGTTCTAGAGTGAGAAAGATATTGGGTGATTCGGCGGGTAAAGTTGTTGATAATGCTGAAGCAAAGGTAGCTGCGGCTATCGCTATTGCGAACTTGCTTATGCAGAAATATTATGAAGAAGCTAAAAAGCAATTTCCTAATGACGACGACAAGGCTGAGAAAATGGCTAGTGACGCTTTAATACAGAACTTGGATAAGGAATTGAAGAATCATCCAGAGTTATTTGGTGGAATGAATGCAGAAGAATCGGATGATTTCATCAATAAGGTTAGAAGCCAACTTAGCTCAAAGACTAGTGGCATGAGTACATCTGAAATTGAGAAGAATGATAAAGAATATATTCAGAAGCTAAGAAAAGCAATGGATGAGTTCTTTATGGAATTGTTGGATGAAGAAGAAGGTTATCAAGCAGTACAGCCTGTCTACAATCCTGGCACACAGGAATTTGAAGATGACGGTATGCCAATTAATTTAATGAGACTTAAGATCAAGCAGGCGGACAGTAAGAATTTAGGACCATCTATTAAAGAACTTGTTAAAGTGCTGAAGTCGCTTTATCCGCCAGATTTGCCAGAAGAAGCACAGTATGGTTTGAACAAGTATGCTTTGGACGTATATCAGGAATTACTTGATATATCTCACTTAGGTCGTAAGCCAACAGCGGAAGCGATTGCGGACCTTGAGGCGGTTGATGTTAGACCAGAACAGGCGAAACATGCAACGGGTGTTGTACATGCACCAACACCGCAGGTTGTTCATGCACCACCTCCTGCGAAGGCAGCGACAACATCTACAAATGAATTGGTTGGGGATATTAGTAACTTTGATACTCCAGAGCAATTAATGCAGAAAATTCATGCTATTCTCTCGAAGAGACAGGAAATCAAGGCTGATCCAACTATGGCTGCAAAGGTTAAGGCGGCACCTGATATGATTCATCATCGTATGATGCAAGTTGGCATGAAAAGCGATATGAAGATATGGACCTTAATGAGTGAACTTAAGAAGTTTGCTGATACACTATAAAGGTGAAAAATGAGTGGTAATTGGAACCAGATGATGCAAAACCCTAGAGTCATGATGCTCAAAAAGTACATGGCTCAGGTTTTGCCAGAAAAACTTGCACTCTACGACGATATTTTAACTAGAGTTGCTTCAAGTTTAATAACCGATAATGATTTTAAGGTATTTGCGGAGATGATTAATGAAGTTTTGCAATTAGGTTACATTAAAGCAATTGAGGATTATAGGGGAGAATTACAGAAGTTAGACATAAACATTAATTTACTTATGCCTCATCAGAAAAACTCGGTTGGTAATCGCTGATTATCGCACTGATTAAATAACCATCCTCAGTTTCCTGCGCTCCAGATACCTTCCACCACCTCTTACCCTTCACTTTCGGGTAAAGTATTGACTTAGCCGTTATTTCATTTGGTGCCATTAGCCTTATATACAAATCTTCTAATTGTATAATCTGGGCGGTGAAGGTGAACTTATTGCCATAAGTCACTTTGCTGTAACTGCTTGCGTATAGCGGATCGACGGTTTCCTGTTCTATACAGGGTAGGCACCATACTTCGATGGTTTCTTCGTCGGGATATTGTTTTTTAATAGGTGGTGGTTCTTCTATTTTGTTTATGATTTTAATTTCATTTTCTTCTATTGGCATGGAATGTACAATTTGTTGGGTTTCTTCGACCCCATTTCGGAAGTATCTTTTCCCTATTTTGTTATGCAAATAAACAGGTTCATCTTTGGGCCAAATGGTTTGCGTCAGGAATATCGGATTTGGTTTTGGGAGTGAATATAATGATCCGTCTTTGGTTTTAATTGTCATATCTAAGCATATATACATTCATGATTAGGAATTGTGATGGAACACCATACCAGCTTTCTTCATTTGAAGTTTATGACCCTACGAGTACAGAACATTTTTTATTAAATACTTATGATTCGGAGATTATTGATATAGCTGGTGCGCCTGTTGAATATTACGAAGTATTTATACAGACTCACAATTCTATGGACCCTCTTTATCGTGAAGATCGTGGTAAGATATTCTCGAACAATCCAGTGAAGATGAAGTGTTATTATGAGCCTATTAACTCACAAAACTTCTTGAACATGCATGGTGTTGATGCTCCTGACGAAATGCAATTTTTATTCAACTATAAGACTTTGTTGAATGCGATAGGTCATCCACCTAAAGTTGGTGCTAGATTGTTTACGCCTCACAAGAATGAAAATTGGGTGATTATACAGAGGAATGTTGGAGAGTTCTTCTTATGGGGTGAATTGAGACTAACTATTATTGCTCAGAGATTCCAAGAATCGACTACTACTGGAGAAGGTGGTGTTACTCAGCCTGCAAACAATGTTCAGTTAAATACAGGCAGTTTGCTCGGCGGCGGTGGTCAGTAGTGTCAACTGGTTTTTTTAGATTTAGAAATAAAACACATGGAATCTTCGGTTTCGGCAAAACCCTTGGGATGTTCAAAATCTGAACAAGATGGGTCTTTTTCCCTTTTAATTTAATTTTATAATTTTTCATTTATAATAATATAGATTGGAGAAATAAATTATGACGAACATGAAAGACGTGAATGCGGAGAAATCTTTAGTTGATTGTAATAAGCGGGATGATAGTAATTCGGTAAACATTGATCCTGTGCCGCAACAGTGTGCAGATGACGGGTGGCCTTCTCAAAAAAGAGTACCAAGACTACCGCAACAGGATTGGAAACAGAAAAAGTCTTTAAATAAATTGGGTTTAGGTCAGCATTGGCAATGTGATCCTATACAAACGGGACAAATCATAAATGATTTGGATACTCCGAACAGGGATGTGATCTATCGTTATGCTAGGGCAATTCGAGCCGCAGATGAAGCGATGTTGGACTTATTTAGAAACGTTATGGTGATTGATGAGGAAGGGAAGGCTCATTTAACACCTATCATTTGGGCAAGTCAAGAAAAAGCTGTGGATATGATTCTACAAGATAACGTCAGAAAAGATAATTCATTGGTTGTGGACAGGATTAGACTGCCAACGATGGCCATTTGGAATGCTGGTATCACTTTCGATCAGAGTCGTTTTACATATCAAAAGGCTTATTCTCTATTGGAATGGTCAGAGCCAGAAGGGACACCAGGGTTTACAACAAGAGAAAAGTTTGCAAAGGATACAATCTTCGGTGTGACAAGGGGTTTACCCGTTAATATAAATTACACGCTTTACTTATGGACTTTGTATGAAGAGGATATGAACCAGATTTTAGAGCAGGTTTTGTTAAAATTTTCTCCAGTTGCATATCTACAGATAAAAGGTGTTTATTGGGAAGTTATAGTTACTTTGGATGGAACGCAGAATAATATAGAGTTAGAGCCTGGGGATGCTAAGATTAGGGTTTTAAAATATCAGATTAACATGACAGCTAAGACCTAC